CAACGAAAAATATATATATAAAATATATATCGTTAATTCTTTATCGTTAATTCTTTATATTTCGATATAAAGTGATAATATATAATAAAATATTAGATGGAAGATTGGATTGTTGTTACTGGTAAAAAAAAGACAAAGCCTGTTGTTTTGAAGGAAGAACCTGTTAGTATTGCGAAAGAAGAAATATTCAATGTTTATGATTTTTTGGATGAAGATAATACTAAGGAAATCAAGGTGAATAATTCGATAGATATTAAAAAGAATCAACATGTAAAGAAAGAGCCGGTTATTAGACAAAATGTATATGAAAACAAGAAATTAAAAATAAATGAAAAAGCATGGACCCATTTATATTTAATGGGAAAATTTTGTAATGCAACCGGTGAGCCACTTTATAAAGAAAATCCGTTTCATACTTTATTAGCGAAAGAATATCAAAATACTTATAATAATATGAATAGACCAAATACTGTTCATAAGATGATTCAAATTAATAAACAAGTAGATGGATATATTAATAATGATGAATTTTTGCATAAATATTGGATGGGACAGGTATATACAAGTGATAAATGTCCTGTTTATGAGACGAAGGATAATGGTTTGGAGAGAGCTAAAATTTATCAAGAGGAATATTATCGTAGAACTGGAATAAAGGAAAAACCGAAAGAAAAGGAAAAAGAAAAACAAAAACCCAAGATGATACCAATACCAAATACTCGTCCAGTCAGTAATACAATTAGTTTTGCTGAAGTACTAAATAAAAAAATTGATTAAAATATGACATATAAAAATAGACTAATATATATAATCAAATGGCGTTAACACTTGATTATATAATTGCATTTTTAACAGATCAAAAGGTTGAAATCAAATCAAATGATTTATTAGACGGACAATCTACTAATACATTTCCGGATGAATTCAATAAATTATTTGATAAGAGGGTTGATAGATATGGTCTTAAAAATAGAGACACAATGATTTATGATTGTATATTATTTTGTGCTGATTCTACATATAGAAATTTAGTAGAAGAAGACAAGGAATTATATAGAATGGCTTTAAGTAAAGAGTTATTAAGAAATATCAAAAAGGATGAAAATGAGATATTAATTGCTGCGAGTTGTTATATGGATATAAATATATTTGTGTTTAATTTTGATGATAGTAAAATATATTTATATTATCCTGAAAAGGTATTTAATAAATATAAAAACAATATATTTATTGCGAAAAATGGTAAAAATATGGAGCCGATTATTCAAAAAGACAATATTTTTAACTATAAAAACAATATATTAAATGATGTATTATGTTATCAAAATATTATTACTAATAAAGAATTTATTATTGGCGGATCAATTGAAGAAATATTATTTATGAATCAGAAAGTAGTTGAGGAAAATAGCGATTCTGAGTTAAATTATAATAAAAAAGTTAGTAAAGCATTACCAATTGAAGATGATGATGACGATGATGATTATAAAGAAATAATTGTAGTACCAAAGGAAGAAATCCCATCACAGGAAGAAAAACCACAGGAAATCAATCCAAATTGGAAGAATAAAGCCTTTTTAAAAAGACAGAAGAAGGATGATCTATTAAATATATTAAATAATAATCCAGAAGAAAGGAAGAAATTAGAGAAAAATACAAAGGATATCTTGATAACCATGATAATTGATAAATATAAATAAAAAATATATAAAGAAGTAATAGAGTAATAATATATTATGGACAATGTTAAACCAAACGAGATAAGGAAGACAGTGTATAAGATAAGGGATTTTATCAATACAGAAGAAATGAAGGAATTAAAGAGTTCGAATAAATCATTATATGAAACGACTATTCAGAAGGAATTTTCACAATTTTATACTGATTATCCTACTCTTTTTAGAGTTATATTGAATGGAAGTGATTTAAGTTTTTTAGAACGAATGTTAGGTATGATAACTAAAATTCAAAATAATGATATTGATAAATTTGATGGGGAAAAAATATTAGGAGAAGAATTAGCTGAAAAATATATCTATCCTGCGATTAAGGATCAAAAACCATTAAGCGAAAAGGAATTAAAAGAAAGACAAAAGATGGGATTTAATTAAATAAATAATAGTAAATATTTATTTATGATTGTTTAACCATCTTATTTAATAATTCTTTAGATTCTTTAATATCATCCGTCGTTATAGGGTAATAAGTTTTAATCCACCAATCATTTGCTTCAATTTGTTTATCTTTATAGTTGTGATATGCGTCACCAAAATAATTACCACTTTCAATATATTTAATTATATTATTAATTTGTATAAATTGTAGATTTGACAATTCAATATTCATTTTCTTTATTGTGTCTAGATGTTTTTCTGGTACTTTAAAATCACTTATAATATCAATCACATATTTACCACTGTTTTCTACTTTATTCATATTTTCTAATAAATCTTCTAATTTATTTAATTCTTTTCCAGGTTCATTTTTTAATCCTATACATACTAAATATTTTTCAGAGTTAGAAGATCTGCTCATTAAAGGTTTATAAATATATACATTTTCATAAAAGTTTTGCAATATGTATATGATTTTTGCTGTTAAATCCGTGAAACAATCGAATATTTTACAAACAAAATTACCATTCTTTTTTTGAATATTTAGTGCAGTAATTATTTCACCTATGATCAATCTATATGCTTCTTCTTCTTGAAAATTTTCATCTTTCCATTCAAATCCACCATCAGCAGTTACTAAATGAGCTTTGGCACTTTTGTTAACTTCATTTTTGAATGAATTTATAGTTTTTAAATTGGTTAAATCTCCATCATCTTTATATTCAGAATCATCCGTTTCCTTCTTCGGATATATTTTTATTTTATTTTGAGAAGTATAACATGTTAATAATTTTTGATCTATTTTTGGTACATCTTTTTTGTCACTATGCAATGAAATAGCACAATATTTATCATTTTTGGTATCATCTGCGAACTTATCCCTATAGAAAATGACTGCTTGAATAAATGATCCAGGTGCTTCGGCTAAATGAGCTGAAACAAAATTCTTTTCATCATTGGATATTAATTGAAAGGTCATTAATATTTCCCACATTTTATAGAAAGCACGTGATATAACTGCTGGCATTTTTCCAAAATATTTTTCACTGGTTTTACTAATACTTTTATCATAATCAAGAACATCATGCTCAAATGGATTAACTACTTGATAAAACTTTTTATTTTTGAATTTGGGATCATTTATAATATTCATTTTTTTTTTATTTTCATTGATATAATGATTAAACCCTAATCGTAGTAATGGTTGGGCTTGATATGTAGAACTTTTAACATCGAATGAATCGTTTAATATATTATTGGATACAGGAGGTAATTTATAAATCAGGGGATTGTACATAATATAATATAATATAATATTTCTTTAACTACTTGATAAATCAAATTTTCTTCTTATTTTGTTTTTCTACTTTTCTGAATATATAATATCTATTCAATTTCGTCAATTCAAAACTTGCTTTATTTTCGTCATCATTCATATCATAAAATCTTTTAACAGACATGAAAAATCCCCTTGTATCTACATTACTTTCTGATTCAGCGGCATTGAACAGGAAATCTTTATGATTGTAAAATACATTTTCGAATAAATCGGTTTCTACTATTTCTAATCCACATTTGTTTTTCATTTCACTAATCAAGAAATCTTTTGCAACTAAATATTCAGTTATATATACACCTTCCTCGGAAATCAATGCACTGTGAAAATCTATAGGTAATCCAGTGGTATTCATCCAGTTTTTATTTTTAGGATCTACATCATATTTTTTAACTATATCAAAAAATATTTTTTTCTCCCCATTTTTATTAACATAGTATACAGAATAATTGTTACTATCCTTCAAATGATCTATAATTCTATCAGCATCAAATGTTGTTACTAACATAAAACCATCGTCTGCCATATATTTATTAACATTTTTAATGAAATTATTCCAAATTGTATCATTTTTGAACAAATAATGTATCATGAATTGACAGTTAAAAACATCATATTTATATTTGGTTTTATCATTTTCTGTTTGTCCAAAATACTCCGCTAATAATGTATTATTTTTATCCGCCATCACGCCAAGTGCTTTTGTTTGATCATTTACATTTAATAATACTCCCGCATCTCCTTGCATAAAGTACATCTTTGGAAATCCAGGAAATTTAGATCTAAATTGATTATATCGACTAATTGCCCCGTCAGTAGCAAAATTTATACCATAATTATCCTGATCAATACCCACTAACATATTTACACGACTATGATAAAATTTCATAATATCGCCACCTCTTCCCACACCGACATCTAAAATAGTCAATGCTTTTTGATCTTTTTTATCAATATTCTTTCTAGAGCACCATGTATAGATCAAATTACTCTTGATCCAATTATGGAATTGTCTTTGTGGTTTAGCTAGATTAGTTATAATTTGATAATAAACATTTTGTCTTCTTTCGGCGGTAATAACTGATCGATCAATTTTAGTCTTTAATAATTTCATTTGTGTTTCATATATATTTTTGTCTGCTAATTTATTAATATCATCTATGGTAAATCGATTTCTAATACTTGACCAAACTCTATTGGCGACTTCTTCATTATTACCATATTTACGCCTATATTTCCTAACTGATTCGGTTTTATCAAATCTCGTTCTAATCGGTACCCATCGATATTTATCATCTAATTCTACACTGTCATCATAATAAAATTCTACTACAGTATTATCCATAATTAAATTTCCTTCCATATCTCGCGCTTCACCATGACTATCGACAAACAAATAAGCTACATAAATTCCTTCATCTTTTCGAAATAAAACCGGTTGTTCATTATCATCAACTAATCTACCAACATATAAGTTGCATATTTTATAATATTTACCAGATACTTTTTCATCATTACTATCATCAAATAATGTTAATATTTGATTATTTTCAGGATTTCTTTCATATTGAATGTAAAAATCAATCGAATTTTTATTCGGAGGTTTCCATTTATATGTATTATATTTAATTTCTTTAAGATTTTTAGTGTATTTTTGCTCTAATGCTGTATATAATAGACCATCTAATAAATATGGACATTTAGTTGTTTCATCATTTACATATACATCCCACATAAGTTTGGAATATGAAAATATTTCATTATCTTCTGCACCTAGAGCAAATATGAAATATTTTCTTTTAATGATTGATAATAATTTGTTATTTTTGATAGTATCATTTACATCGTTCATGAACTTATGTATTTCATTGTTATGATGATCGAGAATCTTTTTAAGATTAAAATCACCATTATATTCTTTGAATTCATATTTGCTATCTAAACAGGTATTAATAACATCATCTAATTTAGTTAATCGATCTTTTAATAGAACAGTATTTCTCATATCATTTCCTTGATAGAATAGTATATCGAATGCTAGATATAAATATTTTTTTTCTTGTGGTAGAAATATGTATTCGCCATCTATTATGGTATTATTATATTTCTTTTTATCACCTTTAAGTTCTATACCAATATATTTAAAATCCAATAATGTGGATACCAAAAATACTTTGTCTTTCATAATGAACATAAAATATCTATCACCATCTGCTTTATCTGTAACCGAATATTTATTTGGAAGATAATCTGTAACGTGTTGAATTTCTAAAGAGATTGGTTGCATTAAATATAATCCTTTGAATGACATAGGTTTATCTTCATAAACCAGTTTTTTATATTGCTCCAATAATTGATTCTTTTCAGTGTTAGTCATTATATAATCACTCTGTTGCAATGTTTTTTTGATATTTAATACTTCATCTAATATATCTGTAAAATATTTATCATTTTCTTTTGCAGTCAATTTTGTATGTTTGATTACTTCTAATTCAAGCTCATAATTTTCAGAACTTTCCATTATTGTATTAATATTGGTACTCATTCTAACAATAGTGGCATCTAATCTAATTGTTATATTTTTATTATCAACAATAAATAGTGATGCACGATGTTTATATCTGAATGTGATATTAAATCTTTCATTTTCATTTATAGTAGTTAATTTTTTCATTTCTTCCTTAGTTAATTTCTTTTCATCAGATGTTCTGACTCTGATATCATAATCATCGATATTAAATGTTCTATCAGGATATTTTACTTTATTAATTATAGTTAAATCTTCATCATTGGAAATGAGAATAGAAAATATGACATGATTCAACCGTTTATGAACCATTGCCATCATTTTATTTATTTTATCAACACCATCAATGGAAACTCTGTAAGAATTCAAATTATTTTTATCATAATTATAATTAACATCCAATGAATCATATTCTTCCATTTTAATCTTACTTTTAGATTTAACCCGCATATAATCTAAAACATGCAAGAATTTACTTATTGTTAGAGGATTATTAGCATAATTATTGAACATAAATTCAAATTCTTCAGTTGGTGTTAATCCATCATAGATTTTTTTGATTTTATCTAATTGTTTGGATTCGAACATTCTGCCTATAATACTAATATAAATTAAAGTCTTAAATTATTTATTTTCAATAATTTATTTCTCGGCTGACTTATATGGAAGATACATATACTAATAAATATCCATTCCATCAATTAAATTCACTTATTCAGCACGCTAAAATGACATTATCTGAAAGTGATATAATTGAACTTAAATATAATATGATTAAATTAAATATCATTCTATCCATATTTATTAATTTCCTAAAAAATAAAGACATTTTTCAGAAGAAAAAATTTCTAGGTGAAATAATATCTAATATTTATTCCATCTGTGGAGAAAATATTACACCTCATATTTGTTATCAAATTATTACTAACATGATCAAAAATAAACCACATATTCAAATGATATGTTTGAATGAAAATGATTGTAGATATATTCAAAAATATGATAGTAATTGGGTTATAAATATTATACCATTTAGTTCTCAAGTTGGAGGGTCTTTATTTTTTGATATAATATCCGGAAAAGATACATCTAATACAGTGAGGATTCTTGATTTTTTTCAATTATTGTTAGATATAGTTGCGATTGTTCCTGGTGTCGGACAGATATCTGAATTGATAAATATGATTTCTTATTTATTAAGGAAAGATTGGGTGAATGCTTTGATATCATTATTTGCGATAATACCAATTATTGGTGTTATTATTGGTGTTCCAGTGCGATATGTTAGAAAATACCTTAAATGGAAGAAACAAACAAATGATTTAACTATAAAGTATAAAAAAATTGATAGCAATCATAAATAGATTGCTCTGCGATGAATATCGCACCGCTAAGGGTAATTTTTAAAAAAATTGAAAAAAAAAGTGCATGAATGACTTGTTGATATAATAAAAATTGGTCGATTGTGAGTTAAATATCCAATTAATATATATTGGATATTTATACACATGCAATCACCCGTTTGAGGATTAACGCCCTCAAATGATTATCTTTTGACTAATGAGTACTTCTTTATCTCCATAGAAGTATTCCACTCTCCTTGAGTGTTACATATGGAGATAACCTATATGGATTGGGTAAAATCCATCCGCTGAGGTTGAGAAACTTGGCGTGAAAAAACAATGATTGCCTCGGGTAACCTCCTGGTGATTGTTTGTTTTTTATGAAATACTTCTGGATCTCCATAGAAGTATTCCACTCTCCTCAAAGAGTGCAGAAATGGGGATAACCTTGAATGGATTAGGTAAATCCATCCGCCGAGACTGGAAAACTTGGCGCGAATTAATTTTTATGATATAGTTTAAACTCTAACTATATCCGCATTAACCAAAATGCGTGAGGTTAAGGGATATTTTATATCGAATGCATAAGAAAGGATTTTATTATCTGGAGTATATTCAGACAATAAAAGCCGAGTACTGTGTTTTTTGGTATAAAGACCTTAACAGAAGGGTAATTTTTAGACAAAAAATGACCACTAAGGGTAATTTTTTTAGATAAAAAATTGACCGCTAAGGATAATTTTTTAGATAAAAATTTGACCACAAAGGGTAATTTTAAAAAAATTGAATATTATTTGCTATACTTAACTTATTA